ATGACGCCGGTTCGGGTTGGGCGCCGCAGGGACCGGCGACGCAGTGGGTTGCGAATTCAAAGCCGATGATCTTCCTCGAATACGGTATCCCGGCTGTCGACAAGGGCGCCAATCAACCGAACCTGTTCTATGCGCCGTCGTCGATTGCGAGCGGCACGCCCTATTGGTCGATTTGGCAGCCGGTTCCCGGCGGCGGCCTTCTGCCACAACCCGACGACACGATCGCGGGTCTGGGCCTGCAAGCGATCTACGAATATTGGAACACCGACGGCCACAATGCGACCAGCGGTGGGGTCGTGATGCTGCAGTTCGCATTCTGTTGTGTCTGGAATTGGGACGCGCGCCCTTTTCCGGCCTTTCCGTTGCTTTCGAGCGTTTGGGGCGACGCTCCAAATTGGCCTTTCGGCAATTGGGCGAACGGCCGGGGCCCCACACTGCCGCCGGTCGCGCCGAGCGCCGACCCGACGCCCGCAGCCTATCCGACATTCCCGTCCTTATCGGCCCAGGGTTGGTCGGTCCACGTCAAGCCGCGGTTCGCCACGGCTCTCATCGGACACATTTCCGGCCGTGAAACGAGGCGAGCGACGAGCGCGCGCCCGGTCTATGAGATCGAACTCACATACGATTTGCTTGACGCCGACGCCGCACAGTTGGAACTGCGCGCCATCGCGGGATTTTTCGCCGAACAACAGGGCCAAAACGCGCCCTTCTGGATTGCGCCGCCGGGCCTCTCAACCGTCGCTGGGCAAGTTCTTGGCAACGGCAATGGGTCGACAACTACCTTCGTGCTGGTACGCGCTTTTGGCGCCTACACGGAACCGGTCGCGGCGACTGCGGGCGTGACGGCGGTCTATCTGAACGGAGTCCCACTGGGCTCCGGCTGGTCGGTTTCGTCGGGCTATGGCCCCACGATCACTTTCACGGCGGCCCCCGGCGCGGGGGTCGTCGTCACCGCCGATTACGGCCTGCTGTGGCTTTGCCGCTTCGCCGAAGATGTCGCCGATCTGGAGAATTTCATGTCGCTGCTCTGGAATTGGCGGACGATCAAATTGCAAATGGTGCGCCCATGACCAATCTCGTCTTTCCGGTGCTCACCGGCCAGGGCTTCAGCGTCCACAAGAAGCCCAAGATGTCGACGATCGTTGCGTCGCACGTCTCCGGGCGCGAGGTCCGCGCGGCGGCTTACCAGAACCCGGTCTGGCAGTTCGAAATGCCGTTCAACGGTCTGGACGGAACGGCGAATGGCCAATACGGATCGCTCGGCGCCCAATCGATGCAGGCGCTGATGGGCCTGTTCCTGCAATGCGGCGGCCAGTTCGGAACCTTCGTCTATTACGATCCAACCGACTTTACCGTCACTTCTCAGGGCTTCGGCATGGGCGACGGGACGACGACTTCGTTTCAACTGACGCGCACGCTCGGCGGCTTCGTCGAGGCCATCGTCGCCCCCGTCACCATGACCACGACACTTTATTTTCCCGGCTTCAGCATCTCGGCGTTCGCGCCCGTCATCAAGGATAACGGCTCCGTCGTCTCGTCGGCGAATTATTCGATTTCCAATGGCCTCGTGACATTCGCCACTGCGCCAACGAGCGGCGCGGCGCTGACCTGGACGGGCATGTTCGGCTTTCTCTGCCGGTTCGAAGACGACAGCGTCGATTTCGACCAATTCATGTCAAACCTCTGGCAGGTCGAGAGTTTGAAATTTCGGAGCGTTAGGGGATCCTAGGGCGAGTAGCGAATAGCGAATGGCGAATAGTCCGCTCCCCTTCGCCAATTCCAATTCGCCATTCGCTATTCGCTACTCGCCATTCGTTCGGAACTCCCATGAAAACCAGCTCCTCTCCTGTCCTCGCCGCCATAAACGCCACGCGCGCCGCGATCGATGCTCCGCTGGCCTACGCCGAGTGCTTTACCTTTACGCTCGCGACGGGCACGGTTTTGACCTGGACGAATTTCGATCAACCGATCGTCTATAACGGCGCGACCTTCTCGGCGACCGGGCCGCTGGTCCAAGGGCTGAAATACAAGGCTTCGACCGGCCTGGAAGTCGACAAGCAACAGATCAACATTGCGGCGCGGCCGACCGATTTGATTTCCGGCACGCCGGTGCTCAACGCGATCCGCGAGGGCGCGTTCGACGCCGCGACGGTGGAACGTGACCGCGTATTCATGTCAACGCCGGGCGGACCGGTGATCGGCGGCGTGATACTGTTCCACGGCCGCGTCGCAACGGTGGACGCGGTCGGCCGGACCTCGGCGCAGATCACGGTCGCGAGCGACCTCGTGATCCTCGACTACGACATGCCGCGCAACCTCTATTCGCCGACTTGCGTCCACACCCTTTACGACAATGGATGCACTATCGTCCGGGCCACCTATTCGGCGAGCGGAACCGTCGCCTCCGGATCGACGCAAACCCTGATCAACTGGACCGGCGCGCTGGCGGCGCACGCACAGGGGTCGCTGATCTGGACATACGGCCTCAACGCCAACCTGCGCGCGACTGTGAAGAGCGCAATCGCCGGTGTCTCGCTGACGCTGATGTATCCGCTGCCCTCGCCCGTGGGGACCGGCGACGGCTTCACGGTCGCTTACGGCTGCGACCACACTTCGGGAACCTGCCAGAGCCGGTTCGCCAACCTGCCCAATTTCAAGGGGTTTCCGTGGGTGCCGCCAGCGCAGGTGTCATACTGAAGGCAGTCGGGCTTCGGCAATGGGCAATCCGGACCAGCGAAATTGCACAAAATCGCAAACCGACCGGGATGCTTGACTTGACGATTGTCGCCGACGGCCCACTGCACAGTGATTTGCTCGCAAATCACGGGACTGCCAACTGCCGCTCCCTCGTCGTCGCCGCCGCCCGTTCCTGGCTCGGGACCCCCTACCACCACGCGGCTGACGTCAAGGGCGCCGGCGTCGATTGCGCGATGATCCTGATCCGCGTATTCGCCGATCTTGGTCTAATCGAAGACTTCGACCCGCGGCCCTACACACGCGACTGGTTCCTGCACCGCGACGAGGAGCGCTACATGGGTCACCTGCTGGCGCGCGCCCGCGAGGTGGACCCTTCGACAGGCTCAGGGCCACTGCCCGGCGACATCATGCTATTCAAGATCGGCCGCTGCTTCGCCCATGGCGGCATTGTCGTGGTCGCGGACCCATTGGCGATCGTCCACGCCTTCGCCCCGGCGCGCCGTGTCGTCGAGGATCAGGTCCACCGCTGTCCGGACCTGGCAGAAAAGCCGCGCAAGTTCTTCAGCTATTGGGGGGAGGGGCGAATAGCGAATGGCGAATAGTACCCCCGCCACTCGCCATTCGCTATTCGTCATTCGCTATTCGCTATTCGCCGGAGACCCCATGTCCTGGTTCCGTTCCCCCAACGTCAAGCCCGATTACACCGGCCTGCAAATCCAGACCAGCACGTCGACTTTGCCGATCCCGGTGGTCTGGGGGCAGAACAAGCTTGCCGGAAACGTGCTCTGGTACGACAATTTCCAGACCTTGGGCGGCCCGGGCGGCAAGGGCGGCCTGTTCGGCAACAACGGCAATGGCTACAGCTACAGCGCAGATCTGATCATCGGGCTCTGCGAAGGGCAAATCGAGGGCATCCAGTATATCTGGAAAGACCAATCGATCTACATCATGTCCGACCTCGGCCTGTCGCTCGAAAACGGCAATGCGTCGCAGGTTGCTTGGTCGTATGTGACTACCAATTATCCCGCCCAGGCGCTCGGTTATCGCGGCGTCGCCTATGTCTTCGCGCCCTCCTACCAACTCGGCGACAGCGCAGCCATCGGCAACCACAATTTCGAGGTCCAGGGCGTCCTCAAGGGCACCGGCTACAACGGCTACGACGCCGACCCTGCGCAAGTGATCTACGATTTCCTCACCAACGCGCAGTATGGCTGCGGCTTCAACCCGGCGTCGATCGCCATGACGACGCTCTACGGTTCGAGTGGCGATTCTTCCCTGCAAAGCTATTGCGCGGCGCAAGGCGTTTGCATCAGCCCCGTGTTGTCGACGCAGGAACAGGCGTCCTCGATCCTGACCCGATGGCTGCAAATCTGCAATTGCGCCGCAGTCTGGTCGCAGGGCGAATTGAACTTCATCCCCTATGGCGATGTCGCCATCGCCTCGGGCAGCGGCGCCAAGACGGTGCAGGCGAACGTTCCGCAACCAGCGGAAGCCGCGGGCGGCCGGTCCTATTTCCCGGAAGTGGAAGTCTGTTCGTCCACGGCCTGGGGTTCTGACGGCGGGGTCACCTACGCCTTCACCGGCGCGGCGCTGACTTACACTGCGACCCAACCGCCGACGGTCACCGGAACCTATTCCATCGGGCCGACGGGGCTGATCCCGGCCGGGACCTACATATTCGCCCCCGGCGACCGGGGAGCAGTAGTGAAGATCACCTTCACCTCGACCAATGCAACCGGCTACACGCCCAATCTGACGCCGATCTATTCGTTGACCGACCTCGATTTCGTCGACGAGAAGGACAACAAGGATCCGGTCAATGTGTCGCGCGACGACCCGTTCTCTTTGCCCAACATCCAGCGCGTCGAAGTCTCGTCGCGCCTCAACCAATACGGAACGGTGCCCGTCGAAGCGCGCGATCAGAGCCAGATCGAACTTTACGGCCCACGCGTCGGCTCCACCATCACCGCGCATGAAATCTGCGACGAGATCGTCGTCGGCCCGATCGTCGCCCAGGCGATCCTGCAACGAGTGCTCTATGTCCGCGCCAAATTCCAGTTCAAACTCAGCGCCGAATATTGCCTGCTGGACCCGATGGACATCGTCGAGATCACCGACGCCAATCTAGGCCTTTCGGCCTATCCCGTCCGGGTCGTCACAATCGAGGAAGACGACAAGGGTCTGCTGGCGTTCGAATGCGAAGAATTGACAGTCGGCGTTTCTACGCCTGTTCTTTACGGCAATTCCGGGGTGAACGGCTATCAGGGCAACCAGGGCGCAACCGCCGACCCCGTCAATACGCCGCTGATTTACGAACCGCCCACGGCGCTGACCGGCGGCGTCGCGCAGGTATGGGTCGGCGCTTCGGGCGGCGCGAGCGGAATCAACGATCCCAACTGGGGCGGCGCCAACGTCCTATTGTCGGTCGACGACGTCACCTATTCGCAGATAGCCGTCATCAATCAATCGCTGCGGCAAGGACCCCTGACCGCGAACCTCGCAGCGGCCAGCGGCTGGGACACGACGAACACTTTGGCGGTGAACCTCACCGAGTCCGCGGCGACGTTGTCCGGCACGAGCCAAGCCAGCGCGCAGAGCGGTTCCACGCTGGCGCTGGTCGACAATGAATTGCTCTCTTACGAAACCGCGACGCTGACCTCCGCCTATCAATACAACATCACCAACATCGCGCGGGCCCTATACGGAACGACAGGCGCCAGTCATTCCAGCGGTGCGCAATTCGCCCGGCTCGATGGCGCTGTCGTAAAGTATAACTTGCTTCAGCAATATATCGGCGTCGCGCTCTACTTCAAATTCCAGAGCTTCAACGTCTTCGGCGCCGGGCTGGAATCTTTGAGCACATGCCCTGCCTATACCTACACGCCCTCGGGCAACGGCGCCCTCAATCCGATCTGGGCCGAGCTGGAAACGGGCTTCCCCGTCAATCTCGGCTCCGTCGCAGATTCGGTCATAGTCTCCGATAATTTCGGCTCGGTCACGGCGCCGGTGATTTATTCGCTATCCTTGGGAGTCGCCTGAGTAGCGAATTGAGAAGGGCGCCGACTATTCGCCAGTCGCTTCTCGTCACTCCCTGCTCGCCCCCCTCAACCCCGGAGTCGCTTGATTGGCCCAGCAACTGCAATTACGCAACGGAACTGTGTCTCAGGTCGCCGCGTTCACCGGGGCTTTGGCCGAACTCGTCGTTGACACCACCAACACGCGGCTCGTGTTGCAGGACGGCGCGACGGCGGGCGGACGGGCGATGGCGCTGGAGACCTCGCGCTCGATCTCCGACGTCAACGCGACGGCGACGATCACTGATCGTCAGATTGCCTATTCCGCAATCACCGCCGCGCGCACCGTCACTCTGCCCGCCGCTTCGGCCTATCCGGCGGGCGCGACGCTGTCGATCATCGACGAATCCGGGTTTTGTTCGGCGACCGACACCATCACCATCGCCCGCGCCGGATCCGACACGATCAACGGCGCGACCTCTGCCGCCATCGCCTCTGCTTATGCCTCGATCGAACTCGAATCCAATGGCTCGAACGGTTGGGTGATCCTCAACCATACCAGTCCGCCAGCGAGCGCGACGCTGGCGCAAAGCGCCAATGGCGCGCTGGCGCAACTCGTGATCCTCGAACAGGTCGTCTCAGCGCTCTCGGGCGCCAGCGTCAACGCAGGAACGCAAATTCCGGCCGGCGCCCTCGTGTTTGCGTGTTCGGCGCGCGTCACGACCGCGATCACGGGCGCGACTTCGTTCAGCGTCGGCTATACCGGATCTGCGAGCGCCTTCGGCTCCAGCCTCAGCATATCGGCCGGATCGACCAACGAGGGGTTGATCGGGCCGCTGCCGATCTACAGCGCGACGAACCTGATCCTTACCTCGGCCGGCGGCTCGTTTTCCGCCGGCGCGGTGCGGCTGTCGCTCTCCTATCTGATGTTCACCCCGCCGACATCGTGAACCGGCCCAAAACGATCATTTATCGCCGAACCCCGGCAGTAACCGCGGTGCCTCGGCGCGCGCCCACGATGGTGCTCAACGCCGCCCTTGTCGGTGTAAACCGCTACTTCAAGATCTCGCCGTTCAGCTTGTCAACAGTCGTAAGCCTTGGCGCTTGGTCTTGATCCAACGCAAGCGAAAGGCTGTCGCGTCGACTACTCATCGTCGACCCTTCGTAGTGGCTGCATCGCTCGCCTTTCCTTCGACAATACGAAGGATTGAAGCGCTCTCGGATTCGTGTCGCCGACTGACGATTCGCGCTTAATCGATAGCGTAGCTGTTGATTTTTGGCCTGCAGGAACACTGAGATGAAATTTCGACTTTACCTCATACTCGCGACACTCGCGCAGTCTAGTGTTGCTGACGCTCAGACACATACGGACAGATCGGGGACGATCGTTCCCGGGGCGGCGCCAGTTCCGAACGTGGCTAGCGGCGCTTACAGCTCGGCGACGGTTGGAACTTCGGACTCGACCATCCTCAACGGGGGATCGGCATACTATCTGCTCGATGTCGTCAACTTGAGTTCGACCGCGACCGTATGCTTGAATTTCGGCGCGGTCGCCACGATTTCCGGGGTAACTTGCGCCGCAGGTGAGATCGCGCTGCCACCCCTTTGGCACAAGTCATGGGAGGGCGCATTCATCCCAACAGACACCATCCATGCAATCGCCTCAGCGGCCTCAACTCCTCTTACGGTGGGGGCCAAATGATGCGTTACCGTTTGGACTACCCGATGCGCGCTTTGCTTGCGGTCTTACTGCTGCTGATTGCTGGGCGCGCAACCGCCGACTATTCGGGGCCGCAAATGGGCATCAATGCCGCGCAGCTGGCGCCGGGCGCCGCGGCGAGCAATCTCGGCTTTACGCCGCTGGCCCCGGCCAACAACCTTTCCGATGTAGGCTCGGTTTCAACGGCGCGGACCATTCTCGGACTCGGTGCGCTGGCGACGGTAACGCCCGGCTCTGGCGTCGCTACCGCATTGGGAGATAATTTAGGGGTCGCGGGTTCTATCGTCGTCAACGGCGGCCTTGGCGGCACGCCGTCGAGTTTGAACCTCACCAACGCGACGAGCCTCCCCGCGTCGGGCATCAATGCCTTCACTGCGGCCAACGGCGCAACGGGGTCCACGACGATCCCGGCGCGGTTTTCGCGCACGATCAATATCGTCGATGACTTTGGCGCGGTCGGCGATGGCTCTACAGACGATTGGACTTCGATCCAAAAAGCCGCCGGCATGAATTCGAGCGGCGTTTGCACTTACACTCAGCCGACGCTCGTCGTCATACCGCCGCTCAATGCGGCTGGGAGCGTCGCCTCCTATCGCATTTCCCAAGCCATCCGCATGTGCTCGAATGTCACGCTTTGGGTTCAATCAAACGCGACGAAAATCCTGTTCACAGGCGACGCCTCGGGCACGGATTACACCGGGGCGACAGGCACGTCGACCTGGCCGCTGAATGGCGCGATCCTTGGCGGCTATCTCCCGGCGGGGGCGGCCAACCCGACTTACGCGACGGCGACCACGGTGGCCCCGGGAACCAATAGTGTCACGCTGACGACGCCGACGACGAATTTTATCGTCGGCGACATGGCGGCGATCGAGACCAACAGCACGTATTCGGTCAGCGAGGCGACGGAGCCCACGCTGCAAAAGTTGGTCGTGCTTACCGCGTACAATTCCAGCACCGGGGTCATGACGTTCGAACCGCCCGTTGATTACTCGTCGAGCAGCGTCAACGTCCTGCGCCTGACCAACGGGGCGAATACCGGGGGATGGCCGGTCATCAGCACCTCCACAGTTCCAGTGTTCGCGACGTACAATTGCGGGCTCGTCGGCGGAAGTTGGATCGCCTCGCACAGCAATCCGACCGCGCAGCCGTTCATGGCCTCGGGCGTGTTCACCGATTGCGTGATCGCCCCGGACTACGTCTCGGCCGCCTATGGCGTTGGCTACGGCAACTCGATCCAGAATTCGCGTCTGTCGGCGCGCCGCGAGGACATCAATTCGAGCGCGATGGAGCCGGCCTATCAGTCGAACAACAACGTGTTCGATTTCGGCGTCGTCAACATGACGGGTTTCGCCGTGGG